GTACGAAAAAGCGGCCCGGTGCAGCAGATAATCGCACAGCGTAAGATGCGTGAAGAAACCCGTAAGGCGAAGGCGAGAGGTTTATCGCCTTCTTACATTAACCTGGGCCCCACTGGAGAGTAGTTATGAGTTCACCCACCCAAGAGCAGATCCTTAGTTTTCAGATGCCGGAAGTGGAGGTCGGGACAGCCTTGGCCTTTTACCCCGCTGGTCGTCCTAATGCACATTCCACAGTTGGATTCCTGGTGCGCATCTCCCGGACAGGGCGCAATGTCATGCTGAAAACCGTTGACGGTCTTGTCTATGATGCTGTCCGCCATGTCGAAGATCCCAAGCTGGAGATCAACTCCGACCATCGTGAGAACGGCGCGTGGGATTTTACCGATGAGCATAAGCGTCTGGAGAAGAATCGCCAGGAGCTGGTGGAGCGTATTGAGCGTCTGGAGCTTGCACTCACCCCGCGCAAGCCCAAGGTTAAAAAAGAAGAATAACCCAAATCGGCAAATTTTGCCGATTTCGTTAGGAGATAGCGATGCCCGTAATAGACGATGGCAACCACCCTGCCAGTGGTATCGTTCAGGAGTGGCTCCACAAGATTAAGGATGCCGAGAAGCAGAAGAAGGAAAAGTTCGGCAAGTACGCCGACGAGGCCCTGAAGTTCTTCGACGGCGCTCACGACTGGATGTGGAAGGGGGCTTATGCAAAAGCCCCCGGAGGCTTTCTGGACAAGGAAGCCCAGGGAGCCATGCCCACATTCCGTATGACGGTCAACCGCGTTTTTGAGGCCGTGGCCCTGTTCGGCCCCGTTCTCTACCACCGCAACCCCAAGATCCAGGTGACACCCCGGTCTATACCGGATATTACACCGGAAGCTCTGGGGATGCCGCCTGGTGACCAGCAGGCCGCCCAGGCTTATCAGCTCCTCAAGATGCAGCAGAACGCTGAAGGGGAGATTAAGCGGACTCACGCGGAGTTGAAGGAGCATTATCTCAATTGGCTTCAGGACGAGGCCAATAAGAAGACCCAGTGCCGCATGGCCATCAACGAGGCTATCATCAAGGGGATGGGCCTGTTGTGGACGGAGCTTTATCGCCCCGGCGGATCTGGGACTTCCTACCCACGCAGCTACTATGTGTCGGTAGACGACCTTGTCCTCGACCCTGATGCCAAATACTGGGAAGATGTTCAGTGGGTTGCCAGGAAGGTTATACATCCGACCTGGCAAGTCGAACGCGAGTACGGGCTACCCGATGGTGAGCTGAAAGGCTCCCGTGAGTCGCTTCGCAGCCAGGCCACACAGTATGCAGGCAATCGCCGCAAATCTTCTGGAGAAAAGAGGAGCGGAAAGAGTTTTGACCTGATTGAATACTGGCAGGTGTACAGCAAGGCTGGATTTGGCGACCGGCTCAAGTCTATTGACCGGCAGAGCGCGGAAAGTAAGTTCGATTTTGAGACCTTTGGTGACTTTTGCTTCTTGGCAGTCGCTGACGATATTCCTTACCCCCTGAACCTTCCCACACCTGCATTTTCCCAATTAGGGGACGAGGATCTGTTCATGCGTGCGCAGTGGCCGATCCCCTTCTGGACGGACGGTGGGTGGCCGTTCTCCCCCCTCAGCTTCTACGAGAAGCCCGGGGAGGTCTGGCCGATCAGCCTGATCAAGCCGGCAATCGGGGAACTCAGGTTTGTCAACTGGTGCATGAGCTTCCTGGCCGACAAGGTGGCTGCCGCCAGCACGACTTATGTGGCTGTCGCTAAGGCTGCCGGGGCAGAGATCCAGGATCAGATCAAATCTGGCCTGGGCCCCTACACACACATCGAGATCAGCGATCTGTTCGGGAAGTCTGTGCGGGATATGGTCTCTTTCCTAGACGCCCCCAGCTTCAACGTGGATATCTGGAGGATGGTGTCCGAAGTCCTGGAGATGATAGACAAGCGAACCGGCCTGACGGAGCTTATCTATGGCCTCAGCGGCTCCACGCAGATCCGCAGCGCCACAGAGGCCGACGTGCGCAACCAGAACGTCTCAGTGCGCCCAGATGACATGGCAAGCCGTGTCGAGGACTGGCTGAGTCAGTGCGCCCTCAAGGAAATCGAGGCCGCCGAGTGGTTGCTCTCCGGTAGTGATGTGGCTCCTGTTCTTGGCAACCTCGGGGCTCAGATTTGGGACACGCAGATTCGCCAGCAGGATTTCGAGCGCACGGTCAGGGAATACGACTACCGGATCGAGGCCGGCAGCGCCCGTAAGCCGAATCCGGTCAACCGCATCCGGCAGCTAAATGAGTTTGCTCAGATCGCCATGCCGGTGTTGCAGAACTTTGTCGGCCAGGGACTGATCGAGCCCTATAACGCCCTTATCGAGGACTGGGCCAAGGCGAATGAGCTGGATCCTGGAAGGTATATCATCACAAAAGAAGTTATCCAGCAGCGTGAACAGCAGCAAATGCAGATGCAGCAGCAGGCCCAGCAGCAGGAGGCCCAGCAACAGCAGCAGGATCCGGCCCTCCAGGCCCAGCAGCAGCAGGCCCAGATGGACATGCAGATGAAGCAGATGGAAATGCAGATCAAGCAGGCTGAGGCCCAGTCCAAGTCGCAGGTGGCCCAGCAGGAGGTTCAGGCGAAGCAGGTTGACCTCCGTGTCCAGCAGCAGGAGCATCAACAGGAGCTTCAGCAGGATTCTGAGAAACACGATCAGGAAGTCGAACAGGCCCGTGAAGCCCACCAGCTAGAGATGGACTTCATGCGCGAGAAGATAAAGGCTGAGAAAGAGCGGAGGAACGCCAGTGATTGATGGCATTGAACATATTGAGAAGCTAATCAGAAGCCTGATGGAAAACGCCGGCCAGGACGAGGAGTTCCACAGCGCCGGCCAGCGGGCACCAGGGCGAGAGCTTATGAATCGCGCTCTTTTAGCCAGCCACCATGTTAACGATAATGTTAAGAAGGCCATGCGCCCGGGCGACATGGAATTCCTCTCCGAGAAAAGCCCCCTGAAGAAGGCTTTCTCGGTGACGATCATAAAGATGTAGGAGAATAGATAATGCCATATCCACGATCAGGCGGAGATTGGAGTCCCACCGTAGAACGCGGCATCAGGCCAGATGATCGCGGGCACTACGGCGAAGGCCCGCAGTTCCCGACTCACCAGGAGGGGAAGAATCAGTTCACGGATATGTTTGATAGGTGGCTAGAGAGTAAAGGACTTGAGCCACTTGACTCCGAGGAACGAAGGCAGTCCGATGAACTGTATGACAGGATAGCCCCACGGGGTGATCTTCGGCAGCAGAGGATGGAGACCCGGCAGGCCCAGCTCGATATAGATACGCCGCCTGGATTCACGCCACCACTGCCCCGCGCGAGGTTTATACGCGGTTCCCAGTTTGGGTTTGATGGAGATCCGGGCTACGATCCTCCGCCCCCGCAGGAAACCATAGATATGATCGACGCCGGGGTACCCCCGCGAGACCTCCCTCGCCAGCCACCCGTATTCCCCTCCGGTCATAATCGCACACAAGACAACGAGAACCTTATAAGAAAATCGCTCGGGCACACATTGCGCGCGATGGATAATCCCCCGAGGAATAGATAATGCCAGAACTACGAAACAGCCCAGTTTATTTGCCGCCAGTTCGCGGAGCCACGCGAATGATGGATCATGTTACCCAGCAGATGGAAGAAGCGGCGCGGGGGAGTGAAGAAGCGATTCGACAGAATAAGAAGATGCGGGAAGCAGCAATGAAAAAATTTCCCGAAGTATTTGGGAGCGCAGTTCCTAATTTTTTACAAGGCAACGCGATAGATGACCAAAAGATGTTGTGGGGGGCGCAGATGGAGGATCAGTATGGAAGGGACAGGCAGTTGCCATGGAATACGCCCGACCCGGGCGCATTTGGGTTCTAAATGAAGGTTCAACAGATAATGACAGACGTACATCTAGACAGACATCGGGCAGAATGCGAGCGATTAGGCTGTGCTGAGTTCTTCGATCAGTTGATCGAGGATGGCAATAACTCCGGCTTTGCCGCAATGCTGGCCCAGAGGCGTCCACCGGGGTCAAAAGGCACCGACAGGGCATTCCTTGAGGGGACTCATGGGTGGGCAGACAAGATGTGGACGGCAAATGCCAGGGATATCCACTCCATGGCCAAGAAAGCCGGTATTTCCACGCAGGGCAAAATATACAAGGGCGGCTTGGGCAGGCCAAATGACCCGATGGCGTGGGTTTCCAGCACAAGCGACGTCTTAGCGGCAGCCAAGGCCAAGGGCTTGACATGCTCCGGGGCGGTGAACTACCAGGCCCCCAAACAGCAGCCCAAAAGGAAGGCTTTGGCGGACGATATTAGAGATAATTATGTTGGCAATATCCTCGCCGCCGAACCCAAGACATTAGAGAAAGTGAAGAAGAATCCCAAGGCAATAAACGAGGTGCGCGAGCGGGTTGTAGAGAAGCACGGAAACAAACGGGCCAAAAATGGCTAACAGGAGATAGGTATGCCAGAACAGCGCTCGCCTCTGGAAATCAGATATGCGCCGGGGAGTTACAGTTCACCGGCAAAAAACACCCTGCCGGGGTGGCCGGGGTATCCCGAGTGGACTGGCCGAAGTTCCCCCACATCCTGGGGGATGCTTGACCAGGGAGCGTATCTTGGTGACGAGGCATGGGAGAGCATGAAGGAAGAAGCGATCTCTCGCCCAATGCACCACCAGCAGCGCAGGAAGATCCAGGAGATCATCAGTTACATGGATAAATACCGCACAGCCAATGCCGACAGGCCAAGGGTGCCGTCAATTCGTGACACAAGAAGTTACTGGGAGAATTTCATCGCAGACCAGCCTTATCCAGAAGATTATGGCGGGCCCAGGCGACCGTAAGGAAATGAAAACGTGGTTACCCAGCAGGAATTCCTCGCTGCCCTCCTTGAGCCGCTTCCTGCGGCCATGGCCCCG